CAATGCGCCTCTTGGCTCATTGAGTGCCACTGCCAACACGCAACCTGTCACTCCAACTGTTGCCGCTTCAACTATCGGTTCGCCAAGTTATGTCCAACCGAACTTCGTTCAACCTACGCCACCACAAAAAGTTGAAGTTTCAACAATTATCGCAGGAGCAAGAGCCTCACTTGGTTTGCTCGGATCACAAGCGATGGCAGAAATTACCTTCTCAATACTTGAAGACGATGCAGAAGTTCTGCTTCTGATTTAGGACAAAAAATGCCATATTACATTTCAGACAAGCAAAGCGATTGCCAAGGATGGGCAACAGTCAAAGAAGAATCTGATGGTTCTTACACGACAATCGGATGCCACAGTTCCAAGCAAGATGCGATTGACCAAATGGTTGCAGTTTCAATTTCTGAAGATATGGAGCCAGGCGGAGAAGTTCGTCAGGTAGATTTGAGCGCACCGCAATTCATTAGAGACAATGCAGCTCGCGGTTTGAAGTATGTAAGTGAAGGTTTTGGGGGAGATGGTTTGACAGATGCCACAAAGCGTGAAGCACGCGAGATGGCAGCAGGTCGAATCACAGAAAACAAAGTTCGCAAGATGGCACCTTGGTTTGCTCGTCACAAAGTTGACGGCCAAGCGCCAAAGAACAAAGACTCATCTGATCCGCAATATCCAGGCGCAGGACTCGTTGCTTGGTTGTTGTGGGGCGGAGATTCAAACTTTAGTGATAGAGCGCAGGAATGGGCGCAACGCAAGATTGATGCCCTCAATGCTGAAGCCGATTCAAGGAGCAAAATGGCAAAGAAAATTGAACGCCGCACCTACACAGTGCGCGATGTAGAAGCTCGCGCAGATGGCGACGGGATGCGCCTTTCAGGTTATGCCGCAGTCTTCAACGACTCAAGCCTTCCCCTTCCATTCAAGGAAAGCATTGCGCCAGGAGCATTCCGAAAGACTTTAAGTGAAACACCTGATGTTCGCCTTCTTATCAATCACGAAGGTCTGCCACTAGCGCGAACGAAAAATGGAACTCTTACTCTTGAAGAAGACGAGCGCGGATTGCGCTTTGATGCCGACCTTGCAGATACTCAAGAAGGTCGAGACATCTATGAACTTGTCAAGCGTGGCGATGTCGATCAGATGTCATTTGCTTTTCGAGTCATTCGTCAAAAATGGAATGATGATAGAAGCCGTCGAGTCTTGACCGAGGTTTCCTTGGCAGATGGCGATGTTTCAGTCGTGACTTATCCTGCTTATCCAACTACCACAGTTGAAGCTCGTGAACATATCAAGGAAGCAATCAAGGCAATGAAAGAAGGCCGTGAAGTAACCGGCGAATCTCTCATTGTGGTTCAAGCAATTCTTGACAAGATTGACGAATCCTATGAATACCTTGAAGAAGGCAAGACGATGCTTGAGCAACTTCTTGGCATTATGCCCGAAGAAGATGTTGTTGAAGAAGTTTCTCGCGCCGTTGATGTTGTCGGTGACTTCGTCGAATGGGATTCATCAGGCGGAACTGCACGAGGTCGCATTGAACATGTTATGCGTGAAGGCGTCCTTGGTATTCCAAATTCAGATTTCTCTATCACCGCCGAAGAAGGCGACCCTGCGATTTTAATTCGCGTTTATCGTGAACTCCGCGATGGATGGGTTGAGACTGAAACCCTCGTTGGTCATAAATCATCAGAACTTCGCGCTATCAATCCGCTACCTGCGCCAAGTGAAGAAGAAGGTCGCAAAATTTCTTTGCGCCTTGCTCAAGCAATTATTAACGCAACAAAATAGATTTCTGCTCATCCGAGCAGATTGAAGTCGGAGCGAACCTCACACCCTTGAAGCGCCGTGAGCATCTTCGCCACCACCTCGCAACCAAACTCATAAGGAGCAAAACTCAATGTCATATCTTGACAAAGTAGTCGAGCGCCGTGATGCAGTGAAGGCAGAAATGGATGCAGTTCTTGAGGCAGTTGCCGCTGAGAACCGCACCGATCTAACCGCAGAGGAAACCGCAAAGGTTGATGCTCTAGTCGCTGAATCCCGTTCTCTCGATGAGAAGATTGAAAAACTTACTGCACAAGCAGCAGCCGATGCGAAAGCCGCAGAAGCTCGCTCCGCAGTAGCAGACATCGCAACACCAAAGGTCGGCGGTTTCAAGGTAACACGCGAAGCCCGCACCTACACATCTGATTCAGATGCTTCCTTCTTCAAGGATGCTTACAACGCACAGTTCAAGTCAGACTATGCAGCACAAGAGCGCCTCGCTCGCCATCAGCGCGAAGAGTCAATTGAACGCCGCGATGTCGGAACTGCGCAATTTGAAGGTCTAGTCATCCCACAATATCTCGTTGATCTCGCTGCGCCACTTGCTCGTGCAGGTCGGCCATTCGCAGACTTCGTGACAAACAAGATGACACTCCCACCAAGCGGAATGACCTTGAATATCTCTCGCATGACCACAGGCTCGTCAACTGCCGTTCAAGTAACACAGAACGACGCAGTCAGCGAAACCGATGTTGATGACACTCTATTGACCATCAATGTTCGCACCATCGCCGGTCAGCAAGATATTTCTCGTCAAGCAATTGAACGCGGAACAGGTATTGATGCATTTGTAGCAGCAGACCTCATCAAGTCTTGGCACACCACACTTGATGCACAACTTCTCAATGGATCAGGCAACGCAGGACAGATTCAGGGTCTTCGCAATGCAGGTGGAAATGCAATCACTTTCACCTCAACTGCTCCAACAGTCGGATTGCTTTATCCAAAGCTCGCTGACGCAATTCAGCAAATTCAGACAAACTCATTCAACAACCCAACTCACTTCGTAATGCACCCACGCCGCCTCGCATTCTTGCTCGCTGCGGTTGATTCAACAAACCGTCCACTTGTTGTTCCTGCGGCTAATGGCCCAACGAACGCTTCAGGTGTCGGTGCAGGTGCTGCAGCTTACGGAAATTCGGGCTATCAGATGATGGGTCTTCCAATCGTGACCGATGCAAACATCGGAACAACCTATGGCACCACAACAAATCAAGATGAAATCTATGTTGTGACCGCAGGCGAATCTCACCTTTGGGAACAACCAGGTTCTCCATTCACTCTTCGCTATGACGCGACAGGTGCAGGAAACCTCACCATCAAAACTGTTGTCTATGGTTACGCTGCCTATACCGCAGGTCGTTACCCAACTGCCGCTTCCATCATTAGTGGAACAGGCTTGTCAGCACCAACCTTCTAGTCTTTAACTAGAAGTCAAGATTGTGCAGAGGCGGTTAAGGCCCCCCGACTTAATCGTCTCTGCACTTCCTAAAGTTCGGGGGAACTTATGAAATCAGGTCACAAAGTTTCAATCGGATCGTGTGATCCTGGAATGGTCAATGGCGGATTCGCTTATCACCTTATCCAACTCGCATCGGCACGAGCATCAAGGCTTGGCCCTTTTGTTCGCATCAAAGGTTCAGGCTTACTTTCCAAGCAGCGCAACCGAGTAGTCAAGCAATTTCTAGAAATGACTGACTCTGATTGGCTCTTGATGATTGATTCGGATGAACAACTTGATGTGTTGACATTCGACAGATTATGCGAAACCGCACACGATAAAGAACGCCCTGTCGTTGCCGGTCTAGTCTTTGCGGGCTTCGGAGTCGCAGGCAAGCCATATCCCAAGCCTGTTCCCGCAATCTTTCAAGACTCACCCAATGGATTTCTTCCGCTTTACAAATATGACAAGAACTCAGTCTTTGAGATTGACGCCGCAGGCACAGGATGCTTGATGGTTCATCGAAGCGTTCTTGAAGCTATACGCGACAACGCTGATCCTAATCAAGGCAAGGATTGGTGCTGGTTTTGGGATGGCCCTGTCAAGGGCGAATGGATAGGCGAGGACTTACTTTTCTGTCGAAGAATCAAATCTCTTGGCTTTCCAATCTATGTCAATACCGCCGCAATCTTGCCTCATCAAAAGTCTTATTGGCTCAAAGAGGAACATCACGACTCATGGCGCGACTAAAGCGCAAGGAAACTGCAACTGCTACTCCTAAATTAGAGAGAGCAGTTCAATCGAAACCAAAGAAGAGGACAACAAGTGGCAATCACCAACGGCTACGCAACTCTCGCGGAAGTAAAGTCATCTCTAGCGATAACTGATACAAGCGATGATGCTCTG